CAGGAAGCAAAAACTTTTCAAAATCTACATTTTTCTGAGAATTGGTGAAAGTCATGCTCGTGTTAGTGTTAATAACATTGGCAAATGTAATATTGTTAAACTCATCTATTGCCTCGTCCTTAACTGCAGCTAAAAAGTCATCACCATAAGTAACTGGCTTAACCTTTTGGAAAAAATCGTCTCTGTCTGTAATGGTAACATATACGTATACCGCCAAAATAAGATTTCTAATCGAATTGTCCTCTGCGGTAGCATATTTGCCACTCAATTGCAGACCGGGTGCAATAAAAATATCACCGAGCATCTCAATGACGGGCATCATGTTATCTCCCAATAATCCAGCAACTATTTTCAATTGATTTTGAGTATAACCTAACTTTGAGAGTAACATGATGACTATGTGATTGGCAGCTTGTCCAACTTCATATGGCATTGTTAGATCATAACCTCCATAATCCCCCTCTATGAATTTCTTTGAAAAAGAGGTGAGCTCAGAATACAATTTGTTAGCATCTCTATGCATATCTATTCCAATAGCTGTATAGAAGCACTCACTATATTGTATCATCAAAGTGAAGAATGGGGACAAAAACATTCTCATTACGACCAGTTGTGCAAATGGCGTGGAGAAGAAAACTCTCGTTTTGCCTAATATAGCCTTCTTACTATCTCTAGGTTCATCCTTTAATTGAGCTTTAAAGACAGGGTGATTTGACTCTCCTCTCTCGTATTTCTCAACAATGGTTGCGATATTTTGAAGAACATCATCTGTAAGTTCGTCATACACAATAGGGCACTTGCCTTCTTCCTCAAGGTAATGTCGTTGAGCATAATCTGATTTCTTTCCAGGAGTCCCGAAACCAGCTGCCTTGGTCATACCAATTCGACGTAGAAACGCGTCATGTTGCACTCCATTCACCGCTGTTGCCACGTCCAGAGGTTGTAACAATGGAATGTTCTTATCTTCCAAATTGGTACTTATTTGCTTATAGATAATATCAACACAGCGAAA